ATCAAGGCTACACACCTAGAACATGGGATAATGGTAAAGATGCAGAGGAATACGAGGAGTTTCGTGAGCATCTACCTGAAATGGTTAAGCACGCAGTTGATGGATTACATAAGTATTTCGAGGGTGTCAATCGTATTGAGGGAGAATCAATGAAGCAATTTGTTGAACCTAAGATAGATGTACCAATAGTTTTATATCAGGATTACTCAGGTGGCGGCAGACAGATAGATTTAAAATGCTCTCTGCCTATGAGAAACCCACCAAAGAAAGATGGAACTAGGTCTTGGCGAGTGCCTAAACCTAAGACAGAACCATCTGCACAACAAGTTATGCAACAAGCAGTCTATTGGAAAGCTACAGGAGAGAAACCAGCTTTGTTATTTGTTACGGCATCAGGCTATAACATAGTAGACGAAACTAATTGTGAGCTTATGACAGAAGAAAGTCTGCAAAGAGCTTATGATGACATGGTACGTTCTTGGTTAGTCACTCAGAACTTACTAAAAGCAAGCAGAGGTTCATGGAAAACACTAGCTGGTATGGTTAATCCTGACATGGTGCAACTTTCAGCAAGACATGGACCTAAAATAATACAACTAGCAAAACAACTATGGGAGATTTGACATGGCGAAGAAAATTAATGCAGAAGAATTACGAGAGTTAGTTACTGATATGTATTGGGAATTTGACAGGTTATCTTCAAGTGGTCAGTTAACTTTAGAAAAAATAGCTAAGTTAATTGGTGTGCCCACTGAAGAAGAAATGAACGCTATTCCTCTTGAGCAACATATGGAGAATTTATAATGACAAATCCAATAACATTAAGACGAAACAACGATCCTTACACCAGCCATGAAAGTGCTAACAAAGTAGAAGCAACTCAAATGGAAAAGATAGTGTGGGAAGTCATAGATTCTTTTGGCGAAACAGGGTGTATTTCAGATCAGGTGCAGTATGCACTACCACAACACCGATATAGCACGATTACAGCACGCTACAAGGCACTAAAAGATAAAGGACTAGTGATTGTAGATGGAAGTGCAGTTAAAGGCGAGAGTGGCAGAAAACAGATGATGATGTGGAGTTCAAGACATTACCTACATCAATCTGTAACTGACGAAGATATTGCACAACATCAGGCAGAGGAAAGGGCAGGGATATGACTTTAATTATAGAACAAAATATTCCAATACCTTCAAAGCAAAAAAATGTAAAGTATATGGGGAAAGCAAGGCTTATGGATATTGGAGACAGCGTTTTTATAGAAGCTGTAAAAGCAGATATAGGACAATTTGCTGACTATAATCGTGAAACAAGAAAGATAGCTATGAACTTTGCCAATGCTCTTAGACGGATTGGAATGAAATCTACCATGAGAATTGTAAGAAATGATGATAATGTGTTGCTTGGTTTTAGAGTATGGAGAGTAGAATGATAAACGAATTAGTCAATAAATGGCAAAAACAAATGACTGATACTGAGCAGTATCATGCACAAGCTATAGATCTATTAGAGAAACGTATAGCTAAATTAGAGAATAAGCACAGAGTTGTGTCGCAGCAAAACGAGGTGCTTATGGAAATGTTGAGTAAAATGATAAGAGGTAAAAATGAGTAACTTAGCAAAAACTATGGACACTATCGCAGACTTACACAAGTCGCATGGTGTTAAACAAAAAGGTGGCAAACTTTATACACAGGTTGTTCACAGGATGGAAGCCTTTAGACGTATACATGGCACAGACTTTGGTCTTGATACTGAGATACTAGTTAATGATGGCAAGCGAGTTGTTGTCAAAGCTATTATCACAGACAAAGATAATCGTAAAGTAGGTGCTGGTATGGCAGAAGAAATCAGAGGACAGGGCATGGTCAACACTACATCTGCCTTAGAGAACGCTGAAACATCTGCAATAGGTAGAGCTTTGGCTAGTCTTGGATTAGCTGGTGGCGAGTATGCAAGTGCAAACGAACTTGATGCAGTTGTTAGAAAGACAGAAGCAATGAAAGAAGAACCTAAGCCTGTGGAAAAACCTAAGATTAATTTTAAAGACCTACCACCAAAACAAATTAAAATACCTGAAACAACACCTGAAGAAAGGAGAGAAAGACACGAAGCAAAGGTTCCTGACTTTGAACATTGGTGTGAGCAGAAAAGAACTAAAGATCAATTAGATGCTTATTACACTGATTCACAGACTACCTTAGACGAAATGAAAGAACATAACCCTGACTTGTATAAGAAAGCAATTCAGATATTTGTTAAATATTTAGATAAATTTGAAAGGAAAACAAATGGCTAATAAATACATAAAAACTATGAACATAACCTTGTACCCTAACTCAGAGGGTAAGGCTACACATGGTAACTCTAATTGGAAACCATATAAAGATGGCTCCCCAGCAGACATACATCTTAGAAAAGATGCTAAGTATTCTGTAAAACTATTTGGTAATGATGATGGTACATTTGGTCTTGCCGTATCAGAGGTGGTGCAAGGCAACTACACAGATAGTATATCTGATGGAGTATCACAACCTGGAATGAGATCACTTGCTGCATCAATAGACCCACCAAAGCCAAGTCCTATATCAGCACTAAAAGACGAGCTTGATGATGAAATTCCATTCTAAATCATACTATTCCACACAGGAAGCTACCGAACTGATGTTTGGAGATACACCAAGCAATAGAAAAAGACTAATCCGTTTACTACAAACAGGAGAAGTCAAAGGTAAAAAGTTTGGTAAGAGATGGTTTGTATTCGCAAGTGAGATAGATGCAGTAATGGTATTCGAGGACTGCCCAAAAGCAGTAGCAGAATACGAGTTAGAAGCAAACGTCAAAAGCTACAAACCTGTATCTACAGAAGTCCATGCAGGAGTATCAGATCTAGGTGGCATTATTATTGATTCACAAAAGCACGATTACAAGCATGGATCAGCTAGAAATGGCACTAGATTTAGTCACAAAAAAGAGGATAAATAATTATTTCTTTTTCTTTTTGGACATCATTATCTTTTTTTGCAAAGCACTAGGCAATGTCTTTTGCTTTGCAGTTAGACCTTTACCAGCCATCTTCTTTTTAGCTGGTGGTCTACCTCTTGTTTTACCATAAGTTCCTTTACCCATAGGCATAGCAGTCTCCTTTTTTATTTGTATGTATTCGTAGTTACTTCTTTTTTGCTTTATTGCGTCTACTAATTGATGCAGCTTTTCTTTTAGCATCAGCTTTACTACTAGCACCCCATGCACGAAGCGACAATAATAATCTCGTAGGCTTTCCATTTTTCTTTTCAGGTCCACGCATACCTCCCATTCTAGCTAGAAAACTTGCTCGTCTTGGATTGTCTCCCCTTTTTACAGGAGCTTTTAATGTACCACCCTTATATGATGCACGACCTTTGGCATTTAGTCCACCCTTGGGATTCTTACCTGCCTTACGTTGCCATGCTGGAGTTTTAGGCACTGTCTACGTTCCTCATTCTCTCACATAATCTCTCTGCACGATTAGTAACTTGCTCATACCATTTACTATCTTGCATCTGATTAGCTGCTTCTTGCCAATCTTTATCTAATACAGCTTTCTTCATCTTGTGGAACCTAGAAAGCCTTGGTCTGCCTAGATTAAACATCATATTGCCTATGATTTTCTGTACTTCTTCTGGTAAATTATCAAAGTTATCATACAAATATCTACATTCTTCTAATGTTACATTTATATCTTTTTCAAATAACTCATTAACCCTATCATCTGATACAGTTGTACCTACAGGCTTGTCATATTCTTCATCCCATTCAGTAACCAAGTGACCCACACCTAGCGTCTTTAAATTTAAATGATCTAAATACACGGAGTTTACACAACCCTCATCTGCCTTTATTTCACTTTTTAAATCTTCTATCATTAAGTAATCTTTCTGTATCTTTTCGTTTTTGCTGCAATCTTTTTGGGCTGTTTAGATACTTGTTTACCTGATCTACTTGCTCTGCGTTTAGCAGCCGTAGTCTTGGCGTATTCTTTGGAACTAAGAGCCTTAATTGCTTTTTCAGGAAGATAACGTTCACCTGTAGCCTTTGACCCTTGTGTACTAGGCTTGCCACTCTTGGTTCTCCACTTTTGTTTTGTCCAAGACTTTAATGATCTTTGTCGTTTTGTGAGTGCCATTACTTATATCCACCACCTTTAGCCTTGTATTGTTTGGCAAGCATCTGTGCTTTTCTAGCTGACCATTGTCCAGGTCTACCACCTTTACCACTAGATTTAATCCTATTAAACAAAGCCTTTCTCATAGTCGGCTTAGTGTAGTTGCCTGATTTGTTGACTGTTGATTTCTTTTTCATTTATCTACCTTGTCTTTTCTTTATACATTGCACATGACGATAATAGAAATAATTACCAATCTTATTAAAAAACTTAGATAATTTCAACCAGTTCCACATCATTTCTTTTTAATCTTCTTTAATACACCCTTGAGTGTCTTTGCTTGTTTAGCGTGTGACTGACTAGCTTTGGTCAAACCTTTAATAACTTTTTTTATTCTTTTCTTCATTTTTTCATGTTCTCCCTTGCAACACCTTTTGATTTCTCGAATGATCTCATACCACCAAGTCCTAATAATGATAATGTCAATGTCATCAACTCTCCTGTGTTTAACTCAGGCAGTATAACATCAGGCATCCATATACTTGTTGCCCATTCTGCAATCGGCATCAGAAAAAATTGTGTCAATAAACCTAACGCACAAATCCACATGATAGCTGGTCTAGCTCCAGCAACAAACAAACTAGGATGTTTAGCTTGAACAACATTAGCTTCTATCTGACCTTT